ACATTATCTGTAAAAAAATATGTAAATAAGAAAAGTAATCAGGAAAAATATAGATGTATGTTTATGTCGGTGAAACATAAAGGTTTTGCATTAGGGTTTTCCGTTACGTCTGATTTACGAATCATTGATGGAAAAGCTATCGTATTAAACGTGACAACACAACCCATCGACGATAAACCCCTTACAGACCCAAGTATTTATCAAAAATCTATAAAGGGTAAAGAATTCGAAGATTATACAGAAGTTAGACGGAGTGAACTTGATATGGTTAAAAATACAAAAATAATAGATAAGGTTATACATGACTCAAACTCGATGTACGGTAAAATTAACATTTAAAACTCTAAAATAATTATAATGATCAGTATTGATGAAATATCACGTATAACTGAAAAGAGGAATCATTTGAAAAAGGAAACGTATACTAAAATTTACGAACAGATTTCAAAGAAGATACGTCAGTCGGTAGATTTAGGCCATAAATATTTGTTTTGTCAGATACCTTCTTTTGTTATGGGGTACCCTCATTTTAACAGAGCAAAAGCGCTACAGTATATAAAACGACAATTTGAAATAGGTGGATTTACAGTCCAGATTATAGGCGAATACGAATTATGTATTTCATGGAAACCGAATAAAAAATCACGAAAAAATGAACAACACGAACATCCAGAAGACACAGAGGATTTCCCCACACTCGTAAACCTTAAAAAAGCAGCAAATAAATACAGGGGAAAATAATTGATGCGTGAGACTTAAAGTTTAAATATGTAAATATATTACAAATATGAGTGACCCTTTAAATATACTCGTCGAGGCAAAACGTGAATACATAGGACAATTATGTTTACTTATGTGTCCAGTTATGATTGAAACGTTTGAAACAATGTATGAGGAAGCATACAAACTTACAAAAGGTCGAAAAGTTCTTGTCATGTACCAAAAACTTCTGAAAGAGGTTCCAAATTGGAGTGATGCTATGTCTAAACAACACACGGATAATATATCAAATAGATGTGCGTGGTTTAACGACCTGTTAGCTGCTGTTTTTGTAAGTTGTGTTAAAATTTTATCCGCGGTTCGATTGAATAAAGATAATAAGAAAATCTCATTGAAACTTCCAACGAATGAAGTTTTCATTCAAACGTGTTATAACAACGCAGCCAAAGATCTATATAGAGACCCATACATTTATCACGAAACGCAAAACGAACACGCGAGAAACGATAAATTATACGAGCGTTTTTGTGTATGTATCGAAACATCCGTAAAAGAACTTATACCCGTACAACAGATTTTACAAACGTATATGTCTCAAACACACGAGGGACAGGATTTAGATCTCGATCAAGCTGAAGTTGGTGATTCTGAAGACCCTGACCTTATTGATGGGTATGAAGAGGAAACGTCAGAAGAACCATTCGATGCTGAACAATCTATGGAAACCCCAATGGAACAATCTATGGAAACCCCAATGGAACAATCTATGGAAACCCCAATGGAACAATCTATGGAAGCCTCAATGGAACAGGTAATGGAACCAGAACAAACTTCACCATTCGATAACGAATTTAAAACTATTAATACTAAACAACAACCATACCCACAACCGCAGCAGGAAGAAGAAGGTGTTTTATTTCCAGATGCATCAGAGACCCGTGCAAAAAAAGTTGGGTACTATTAAATGGAGTTTGAAGACTATTTAAGAGACCCCGCGTGGGCCGGAATAATCGCCGGTTTTATAACCGCAGGATACATACACTTTAAAGCAAAGATTAACAACGAAGGTAAGCTTCCAGTGAGTGCGTACATGAAACCAGCTGCACTTATAGCAATTTTAGTATTTTTTATTGTTACTAACGGATTAGGTAAGAAAGAGACCATATCAACGGAACCATTTTAATTTTCTGACTTAAAGATAATATACGTATTTACAATATAATATGACTTCCGTGACCGCATTCAATGATATGATGGGTCAATTTCTTGTGGAATTACACAAGACATTTCCAGAAGAAAAAGGCTTGAAAAAATGTTTATCGGCTTTCGATTTAATGAAAGCTTCCAACCCACGTTTAGTTGTAGATGGGTTTATGCAGGGCGTTGCTCCGTATGCCGATAAGATTTCGTCCAAAGACGAATCATTTTTCATTGAAGAATCTAAGAATTTAGATTTTATGAAAGGTGTAAACCTCGAAAAACATTGGGGAACTGCTTCCGAGAATACAAAAGGTGCAATTTGGCAATATGTTCAGACGCTCTACATGCTCGGTACAACCATTAGTTCTATCCCAGAAGACACACTTTCCATGATTGAGACAGTTGCAAAGCAGTGTGCAGATAAAATGGGTGAAGATGGAAGTGAACTTGACGAAGCTGCGTTGATGAAAACCATGCAGGGTATGTTGGGTGGTATGATGAAAAAATAAACTCACTATATATAAATGACATCTTGGTTTGAAGATCCAAAACAATTGGTTCGAGTAGAAAAAGTTCATGAATTTTGGCCGTCGAAGACGCAATCTTCAGCAGACCGTGTTAACGCATCAGCTCGTTTTATTATTTATGCGACATGTATAATTTATCTCATAAGACGAGATCCACGTATATTCGTTTTGGGTGCAACTGCACTCGGTGTTCTTTATATAATGGAAAAATCTAATATGGTGAAGGAGGGTGTTATACGACCAACAAATGTATACAATAGTGTAGATAAATCATGTTCTATACCAACAAATGATAACCCCATGGGAAATGTTCTCATGTCGGATTATACAGATAGACCAGATAGACCACAGGCGTGTCATTACCCAACAGTAAAAACATCAGTAAACAAATTCCTTACAGGTGGCGTCCCATATGGTCCAGCCCGTTCGCGTTCGGCTATGCCCGAATACCAAAGAAATGCATTATCAAGACAATTTGTAAGTATGCCAGACACATCCATCGGTAGTACACCATATTATGAATTTATCCACGGTAACAGAGGTAATACGTGTCGCCAAGATCCAACATTGTGTAACCCAGACGCGAGAGGTGTTCAACTTGAGGCGTTTTCGGGTCTCGATCCAAACGGGGATAAGAGAAGTGGTATGCACAGAGGCTCTGGATTAGGACCTTAATTTTAAACAATTTAATAATAAAGTAGTAGATACTCGATTTCCATAAACAAAATCTTTTGTAATAATAAATGGCGTATCAACTCCAACCAGGAATGAAAATGGTTCAAGATCACGCGGTTCCCGCCGTTTGTGCGACCGAAGAAGTTTTTGTATATCCTCAGCCCAGTACCCTTAACTATGGGTCAGGTAGACCAAATACCATGTTATATGGTACTGCACCATACATGGCGGGTAAAGGTTCCCCAGCACAATTTATTAATACATCTGATGAACTCAGACCACAAAGTACATCTCGTTTCAACAAGGTTTTAGCGAAGACTTACGAAAGAAACTTCCACCCACTCCAAAATGTTGAGTGTAAATTACCACTTAGAACACAAACCTACGAACCATCGAGTACCAGAGCTGAAATGCAAAATGGATTGTTTCAGCAAAGATACCTCAATAAAAATCTCGCTAAGAAATAAGAATGGCTGATCCTATATCTATAATGGCTATAGCCGGCTTAGTTTATGCCGGTAGAAAATTAAGTCAACCAGACGAAAAATATACAATAGCAATGGAAGGTAATGAAATAGAACCTGAAATCGTTTCAGAATTTTCGGATAGAGATGTCTCTATACAATCTGATTATTTGGGACCTTTATCACCATTAGTAGAACCATCATATAATTCGAAACAAGAAATGGGGTCATTCGCTGAAATTGCACCACAACAACGATCATCGGGGGGCGAAGTTTTGTCTATGAGAAATCGTATGTATGACGCAGGGCGAATGAATAATCTTTCACCAATTGAAAAACAACTCGTCGGACCAGGCTTGGGTGTTGGAGCAGAAGTTCCTGCGTTTGGGGGTCATCAACAATTGTTTCGTGTTAACCCAGATAATGTTGGTGCGTATCGCTTAACGACTTTACCTGGTAGGTCGGGTCCAGCCTTTGATTCTAAGGGTGGTAGACGTGGTATTGTCGGTGAAGTTGCACACAATAGACCAGAAAAGACAGCCTTTTTACATGGTCGTCTTCCTCCAGTTGCAGGCAGAGCACAGGGCATGACTGGTAGAACGCCAAGAGCGGAACACGAACGTACAAAGAAAACAACAAATAGATCAGAAACCGGTTTGAGAACTGATACATTAAATTATGCATCTGCGAAGAGAACCGTTTCCGCACTTACACGTGCTCAGGAACCAACACGAAACAAAGCCGATGGTGCTATAGAACAATATCAATACAACAATCAACCAGCCCCAGGTATATCGAGTTTTGTAGGTGGATACCTGAATACCCCAGCAACTAAGATCGGTGAAAAGAGAACATACGGTTCCGCATATACAGCCGAAGAACTTACGAAATATGGTTTCAGACCAGAGGATCGTCGCGGTAAACCAAATAGAGCCGCGGGTCCAGGGCGGATGAACGTTCGCGCCGATGCACTTAACCAAGGGGGTATGGTCACAAGTGTTCGTTCCGATACAACGAGAATTGACGGTAGAGTAAATTCCGCAAATGGTGCTTGGACACAACAATATAGAAATAATGATTATCATAAATTCAATGCTTATAAAGGTCACGAAAATCCAAATGCTACAAATATGAGTTTGGATACGGCGAGACGACAACTTTCAAGTAACCCATTAGTTCATAGCCTTTCTTAAATAATTAAAAATTATGAGATTTACACTCATTAAAATAATGCTCCTATATTTTAATGAAGGTACACACCTTAGATATAGACAGTGGTGAA